ATCGAACTACATGACCCAGTCGTAGTTGGCGGTGACATTGCTCTAGTTGAGGTAAGTAATCAACTTGCAATCTCCCCTGAATACAAGGGCATGCTTCAACATATCAGTAACACTCTGCCAGCAATCAAGAGAGATTCAGAGAACTTCTATAAGTCTGCATCTCAATTCAAGGGCGTCACACTGGATGTCACTGACTTGACTCCTATGGGCTCTCTCAAGCATATCTTGGCGGTTCTTGACCGTACTCGTATGGCTCTTGAAGAGGCTCACATTGCTTTAAGGCGCAAGCAGATTCAGATGAAGCAGAAGCAGGAAGAGTATGACGAGGAGACCGATGACTACAAAAAACAGTTATTAAATGTAGATATCGTTGAACTTGCTGTACAGATTGCTAATACTGAGAATTCAATTAGGGGCGCAATTAGAAAGATGTCCTTCTTTACTACCCAGTATGAAGCCATCATGGAAAAACTCGGCAAAGAAGAAATAACTGAAGAAGATTACGAATTAAATGAATCTCGCCATCATGTTATGACAGCGATGAAGCAGGCTCTCAATGCCGCACGCACACGCGGGGGACTCATTGATGAGGGTAACCACATCTACCTCTTTGATATGGGTATCAACGGTGCATCGGCCCAAGCAGAGGTCTTTGCTTATCTTGAAATGGAGAACGAGTTAATGCGTAAAGGTATAGAGCCTACGCATGAAATGACGATAAAATGGCTCGAGGCATGCGCCGATAAGTTTGCCGATTGTGGTCGTAAATTTGCGGAAAGCCGTGGATTCGTATCACTCGACAAAAAGTCACTAGCAAAGGAGATTACCAGTGGCAAAGAAAGTAATTAGTTATAAGTTAGACAATGGCTCAATACCAGCCTATGTCTCTGATGGTGGTTATTTCGCCAAAGACCCAAATGACACACCAAACATGGTCTGCCTTGGAGTCTCTGTAGATAACCCAACGCTTCCAGCAGGAGTTACAGAGTATGCAGATGAGGCGGCAGTAGTTACCTATCTAGATACATACACTTCAGAGTGGAGAAAAAACGACCCCATAACAAGAGAAGATTTGGGTCCTTGGTCACAAGCAGATGCTGCTGCGTTTTTGTTTGCAAAACTGTAAAAAATAATTAGTTAGAAAGAGAGCGCATCTTGGCTATCCTCAGTCTGAAAAGACGTACCAAACTTCGCAGTGCGCTCGTTGCTAATACTCTATGGAACAATAACACTTTTAATCCTGCTGGTAGAGGAATAGTTGCTGGAGGAAACGGTTATATTGATGAATCAAATGTAATTGAGTACTTTAAAATAGCCTCTACAGGAAATTCTAGTGATTTTGGAGATTTAACCTCAGCAAGATATGAACTTGGTTCTTGCGCATCTTCTACAAGGGCTGTCTTTGCTGGAGGTCAACGTAACGGTCCAACAAATGTTAATACAATTGATTACATAACTATTGGAACTACAGGAAACGCCTCAGACTTTGGTGATTTATCTGCAGTCAGATATATATTATCTGGCTGTTCATCAGAAACCAGAGGAATATTTGGTGGGGGTAATTCAGGAAGTGCTTCTGTAAATATTATTGAATACATAACAATTGCTACTACTGGAAATGCCACAGACTTTGGCGATTTGACAGTTTCAAGATACACTCCGGGGTCTATCGCATCTCCTACAAGAGCAGTGTGGGCTGGAGGTTACAGCGGTGCTTTGTCGAACGTTCTCGACTATGTAACAATCACCACGACAGGAAATGCCACCGACTTTGGTGATTTAACAGTTGCAAGGTTGCCTTTTAATGGAGGAGCGTCTAGCAATACAAGAGGGCTGTTTGCAGGAGGCGATGCAGGGTCTGTAAGTAATGTTATCGACTACATAACAATCGCATCAACAGGTAATGCTGTTGATTTTGGTGATTTAACCTCAGCAAGAAGAGGTGGAGGAGGAACCTCTTCACTTACAAGAGGAGTATTTAGTGGAGGATACACTTCTTCTTCAGCAAACACCATCGATTATGTAACAATCGCATCAACGGGAAATGCTACAAGTTTTGGAAGTTTAAGTGTAGTAAAATATGGAGTTACATCTACATCAAATGCTCATGGTGGAATTTTACCTGAATTTTCTATTGCAGCAGCACAGGCTTACTTTGCTGGAGGCGGTTCATATTCAAACCTTATAGAAACTGTTGACATTTCTACTCTTGGTAACACTGTTTATTTTGGTGATTTAACTCAAGCACGAAACTCTGTCAGTGGGCTTGGTTCAAGCACCAGAGGAATATTTGCTGGAGGAAACAACGGTTCAAACGTAAACACTATTGATTACATAACACTTGCTGCTACAGGAAGTGCTTTAGATTTTGGTGACCTTCTAAATGTTTCACAAAAACCATCCACATGTTCAAACAGCACACGAGGAATAATTACTTTAGGTCTTAGTGCTTCTGGTTATTCAAATATTATTGAATATGTAACAATAGCAACCACAGGAAATAGCACCGATTTCGGTGACTCTACGCAAAATCATGGATTTTCCTCTGCTTGTGCTAGCACAACACGCGGAGTTGTTGGTCCTAGATTCTTAGGAAGCAACACAGATTCTAACGTAATCGACTACATAACAATCGCCTCTACAGGTAACGCTATTGATTTTGGCGATGCTTCAGTTACTCGTTACAATCCTGGAAGTTGTTCTAGCAGCACTCGCGGTATTTGGGCTGGAGGAACTAACAGTAGTGACTCAAACTTCAATGTTATTGACTACATAACAATCGCCTCAACAGGTAATGCTACCGATTTTGGTGACTTGACTGTTGCAAGAAATTACTTGTCTGGTGCTTCTAGTAGTACTCGCGGTATTTTTGCTGGAGGAACTGTTTATGGAAGCGGTAACCGTGATACTATCGATTACGTAACAATTGCTACTACAGGAAATGCCACCGACTTTGGTGACATAATATCTGCTGGACTGGCTAACGCAGGACTATCTAACGCACATGGAGGTCTATAAATGGCTATCAGTAGTATAAAGAATAAGACCTCTGGTAGAAAATTACTTGTTGGTAATGTTTTTTGGGGAGATGGCAGTAATCGTGCTCTTTGGGCTGGAGGCGAAAATAACTCTTCTATAAAACAAAATACAATTCAATGGTTTCAAATGTCTACATCAGGAACCGCATATGATTTTGGAGATTTAACAGTTGCTAGAAACTACTTAGCGTCAGCAGCATCTTCAACAAGAGCGGTATTTTCTGGTGGAACTTCTTTATCGACTTATGGAACTAACGTTAATACTATCGATTACGTAGGATTTGATGGGCGACAAAATGCTGTAAATTTTGGAAATCTTTCAATAGGTAGATTTTTACCGATGTTTCATTCTTCCTCAACTAGAGGAATTATTGCTGGTGGATATAGCGGCTCCGCTACTCCTAACGGAACTGTCCAAAGCAATATTGAGTACATAACCATAGCCTCTGCTGGAAATGGAACTAGTTTTGGAACTTTGACTCTTGCACGTCATCAAGGTGGGGGAAGCGGTTCTCAAACTCGTGCTGTGTTTGGAGGAGGAGATACCGGTACTCCTGGATATTCAGCAACAAACCAAAACACTATCGATTACATTACAATAGCCTCTACTGGTAATGCTATAAGTTTTGGAGGGTTAACTACTTCTAGACGTGGCGTTGCTTCTTGCTCTTCTAACACAAGGTCATTATTTTTTGGTGGAATAGACAGCGGTGCATCTACTGTAATTGACTATGTAACTATTGCAACCACAGGTAATGCTGCAAGTTTTGGAAGTTTATCTTCAGCAAATTACGGTGGTCAGGCAACTTCAAATAATATCTATGGATACATTGGATTTTCTAGAGTAATTAGTTATGTAACAATTGCTTCTACTGGAGATACAACAAGTTTTCTGACTTTGTCAGATACTACTAACCCGTATCCTGCAGTAGCAACCTCTTCTGCGCACGGCGGCTTATAATGAGAGGCTCCAAAGTACAGGGGCGCTTTAAAATAGACTTTAAACCACGTCTATGGACGAAGGTACGGCTTTTGTCCCTGTAGCTAAATTCTGTGATACAGTATCCTCATGAAAGTTGCTGCCTATTGTGTTGCCCTTAACGAGGAAAAACACGTCGATAGGTGGGTTGAAACCACCGCAGGCGCGGACTATCGTTTGGTGTGTGACACCGGATCAACGGACGGCACGGTTGAAAAATTACGCTCGCTAGGTGTAGCTGTATTCGAGATACGAGTTAGACCCTGGCGTTTTGACGTTGCCCGTAATGCGGCGTTAGCGCTGCTGCCAGATGATATTGACGTATGTCACGTGATTGACATGGATGAGACAGTTGATACTGATTTTTATGACAAGGTACGCGCAAATTGGCAGGACGGCGCAAACAAGGGTTGGCACGAGTTTGACACGGGTCACGTGTGGATGGGAGCCCGCCTGCACGCACGAAACGGCATCTATTGGCGTTGGCCAGTTCATGAGGCGTTTGTGCCATCACTCAACACACCACTTCGCAGCGTGACAATTCCTGCAAAGATGTATCACAAGCCAGACAACACAAAATCGCGCAGTCAATACCTATCAATGTTGATTAACGCAAGTAAGGAATTTCCAAAGGATCACCGCATCTGGGTCTATCTCTGTCGTGAATACACGTTTAATCGCATGTGGGATCTTGTTATTGAGGCAGCGGAGCAGGTTACAAAATATAGCGATGACTGGTACGTTGAAAGAGCGGCAGTGTGTCGTTGGGCAAGCGAGGCTAACCGTGCGCTTAACAAGATAGACGAGGCGCATCGTTGGGCCGATAAGGCAGTTGAAATCGATCCCTGCGGTGAAAATTACTTTGAAAAGGTAAGATGTTACTACGCGCAATCAGACTGGGGCGGCATGTGGGAAACCTGTAAAAAGGTTGCCGCGTGTGAAAAGACAAAGCACTACCTGTCAAATGATGCTCTATGGAGCTGGCAACTTGATGACATGCGGGCGCTTGCCGCGCACTACCTTGGAGATCAACGTAAGGCAATCAAGTATGGAGAACTTGCGGTAGAGGGAAGCCCAACGGATCAACGTCTTAAAAATAACATGGAATGGTATCGAAAGGGAATCCTTGCTCAGATAGAGGCAAATAGTGGCAAGTAAGATTTTTATTGCCGTCCTTGCAAAGCAAAAGGAAAACGTACTACCTTTATTTTTGCGCTCGCTATACGAGCTTGATTACCCTAAACAGGATATCTCGCTATATGTGAGAACAAATAACAACACGGATAAGACGCAGGAAATTTTAGATAGCTGGCTTAAGGATCACCGCGCGGAGTATTACTACGTACACTATGACGCAGGTAAGATTACGGATAACGTTGAGCAATACGGAGTTCATGAGTGGAACGGCATACGTTTTCGCGCGCTTGCAAAAATACGTCAGGCAAGTCTTGACGTATTTCTAAAAAGTGATTGCGATTATTATTTTGTCATTGACGTTGATAACTTCCTGTTTCCTGAAACCCTTAAGGATCTTATTGAGGCAAATAAACCAATCGTCGCGCCGTTACTACGATACGCGGTTGCAAATGACGAGTTTCCCGATACACCTGAGGACCAAGAGCGCGTGGGAAGTCATAAGTGCAGATACTACTCGAACTACCATTACATGGTAGATGACTACGGCTCGATACTAAACGAGCCTGTGTACTACCAGCTACTTCACCGTGTAGACGGATATAAAGGGATTTGGGACGTTGACTGCGTTCACTGCACATATCTAATTAAAAAAGAATACGTTGATAAGCTTACATACCTTGAGGACTCGGACCGCTGGGAATACATGGTATTCTCGGAGTCCGCGCGTAAGGTGAGAATAAATCAGTATCTCGATAATCGCAAGATCTATGGAATACTTACACTTACTGAAAATGCTAGAGTCTGCGAGTGGCTATTTGATCACCTAAAGGATCCGGCAACGCGCGACGAGCGCTATGAAAAACACAACCCACAGGATATATTTTACACGCCGTCTAATGCAGTCATATTAACTGACTAAGTCAGCTGAGTTTCCTGTCTTAGCGCTTTTTAACACGGCCTCGCAAACCTTAAGAACCTCGATACCTGACTCGACGGTTGCAACGTTATTGGACTCGCCAAGGATAAAGTCACGAAATGCCTCGTGCTCCGAGATAAGCGGTTCCTTTTTATCTAACTTGTAGTATGTAATATCTCCGTCTACCACGCCGCAAAACGTGTCAGCGTCATAAAGATCGTTAGGATAAAAGGCAAGTTTAACGTTTAACGTATCCGCGATAAGACAACCCTTCTCGCCAAGAATACGCGTTTCACGAATCTTGTTTGGACTTAACCAGTCAATGATGTGATTTGTCACAACGCCACCTTGCATCATTGCAGTGATGGAAACAATGTCCTCGTGTTCCTTTCCTGAGTGATGCCCTGTAAATGCGGCAACCTTTTCGTACTTGCGTTGCGTAATCCATGCGGTTAAGTCGATGTCATGCGTTGCAAGATCCTTAACTACACCGACGTCCGCGATACGCGTTGGGTGCCAGCCTTGTCTTCTTGTAAAGACCTCGTAGATATTTCCAAGTAAACCTTGCGCGATAAGCTCACGTGCCTTTGCGAGCGCGGGGTTGTATCTTTCAATTTGCCCGACCGCTCCGACCAGGTGGGCATTTACCAATGCGGCTTGAATCTTTATCGCGGATGATACACTGTGAGCTACAGGCTTCTCGATAAGAACGTGAGCTCCCATGTCAATTATCTCAAGGGCAACGTCCTCATGATAGATTGTAGGAACGGCAACAACACAGTAATCAAGGTTTTTTGGTATAAATTTGGATATAGACTCAAGCAGTATCTTTGCTTTGACCGCCTTCGTAGGGTCTCCGGCGGTGTCGTGAACCGCGACGAGATCAATTCCAGGTAAGTTATTGAGAACGCGCGCATGGTTACGTCCCATAACTCCAAGCCCAATAAGACCTACCTTTAAGTCAGCTGACATCAGCTTCCAGCCTTGGCAACTTCGTTTACCGCAATAATGATTCTATGAAGTTGCCCTGGTGAAAGTTTAGGATGAACTGGCAGCGAGACAACCTCGCGACACGCCTTCTCTGTTTCAGGCAGATCAAGATCCTTATTATATGAAGGAAGTCGGTGTATTGGAGTTGGGTAATACACACCTGAGCCAATGTTTCGTTTTTCTAGCTCAGATATAAACTTATCTCTATCATGACCAACTACGCGAATGGTGTATTGATGATACACGTGCTTGTAGCCTTTAGGAGCGGTTGGCACTACAACTCCGTTTATATTTTCATTTAAGAACTTTGCATTTTCAATTCTATAGTTGTTATACTTATCAATTTTTTGTAATTGAACTCGACCAATTGCCGCATGAACGTCAGTCATGCGATTATTTAATCCAACTACCTCATTTTGATAGCGTTTTTCCATACCTTGGTTGCGTAGCATGCGTGATAGTCTTTCAATATTCTTGTCATATGTGACTATCATTCCACCTTCACCACTTGTCATATTTTTAGTAGGATAAAATGAAAATGCGGCTCCATCTGCAAACGTTCCAACGTATGTTCCATCTATCATTGCGCCATGTGCCTGGGCGGCGTCTTCAAGTAAAAGAAGATCGTGCTTCTTAGCAATTGCAACAAGTTGAGGCATATTTGCAGGCATGCCGTAAAGATGAACTGCCATTATTACACGTGTTTTCTTTGTAATTAAGGACTCAATGTGTTTTGGATCAACACAAAATGTGTGAGGATCAATATCCGCAAATACCGCCTTGGCTCCTGTAAGCTCAACCGCGTTTGCAGTCGCGGCAAATGAAAATGACGGAACTATGACCTCGTCACCGCGACCAATCTTGTGTGCAAGAAGAAGAATGTGAAGAGCTGACGTTCCAGAGTTTACTGCAATTGACATTAAGTTAGAAACTAGTTTTTGTGAAAATTCATTTTCAAAGGCAAGTACCTCGCCTCCTTGTGCAAGGTTACCTGATTTCATAACCCGCTTAACTGCACGAATTTCCTTTCGTCCAATATCTGGACTTGCAACGTTTATCATTTTCTTAGACATATATCGGCTTTCCCTTATAGTCTACCTGCCCAACGACGCGCGCTGGAATTCCCATAACTAAAGCAAATGGTGCGACATCCTTTGTCACAATTGCACCTGCAGCAACGACTGCCCATCTTCCAATTTTAACTGGTGCCACACAAATTGCTCCTGCTCCAATTGAAGCTCCTTCCTCTATTTCAACTCCAACTGCATGCCAATCATCTGTACTTTTTTGCGTCTTGTCCTCGTTAATTGCTCGAGGATAGTGATCATTAGTAAGAATTACACCAGGTCCAATAAAAACTCCATTGCCTAACTTTGCTGGCTCATAGATCATTGCGCCATTTTGTATCTTTGAGTTGTCACCAATCTCAACTCCGGATCCAACGTATGCGCCTTTTCCAACTATGACGTTTTTTCCAATACGTGCATTATCTCGTACTTGAGCATGATGCCATATCTTTGCACCTTGATCAATAAATGCGGTATCGTGAACCTCAGCAGTTGATTCAATATGAGTTGTCATTCCTTTTCCTTTTTCTTCTTTGTCTTTTTCTTACGTGGCTTTACTTTCTTTTCCTTTTTCTGAGCATGATATGCGTCTACCGCATTAGCGCTCGTTCGCGAGCGCCAGGTAAAGTCACAGGCCTCACACTTAACAAGCTTCATCGTGCTCCAACGTCCACCGCCAGGAACATCAACTACCAACGTATGTAATTTATTAGGTCGAGCGTTGCAATATGGACACTGTGGAAAACGTTGACGTCGTGATTCCTGACCATTCCATGAGACAGACAATGTTCTTCTTATCTCACCTTCGTCTTTTCCACCCCAGATACCCCAGATCTGTCTATGCTCTAACGCCCACCTTAAGCATTCCTGTCTTGCAGGACAAAGAAAACAAAGATTTTTTGCTTGATACTTCTCAGAAGGTTGTGTTGAGAAAAAATATTCGCGTATCTTTTGATTTTCTGACTTAGCGCACAAGGCTTCCTTTTGCCAGTCTAAACTTTTAGGAGCTACACTCATGCAAGCAGTACCTCAACCCAGGTAACCGGAGTTACATTATCAACTACATCTCCGTATGGTGTTTCTCCATTTTCATCGCAAACTGAAAGATCGATGTCTCCGTCTACCTCTCCAGCGTATCCAATCGAGATCTTTGCATTTTCTAAAGATTGAAAACCATTTCCTAATGAAATTGATATTCCATCACGCTGTAGTGCGGATGCAAGTGCGCGGCGTATTAACTCATTTTCGAGGTCAACGTGCTCATCGGTAAAGAAAACTATACTTTCATCAAGTAGCGGATCAAAGCCGTCACCTGTCCACTCTTTCCATAAAAGTTCGCCTACGCGTGAGTCCTTCACGATATTCCTCATCTGGGGAGATGAATAGATCATATATCGAGTGGAGTATTCTCGCGATAAGAATCACCGATTATTTTTACACGTGAGATTACCCTAGACCTGTAGAGATAGGGTCTTAAAGAGGCAGTGAGTGACTATTAAGCGGCGTTATAAGTGCCAAGATAGAGTTCGCCCTGGGCATTAGGCCACAGGTATTGATAGTACTTTGGGCGATAACCTTTATCCTCTGGCCAGCCAAACTGTGAGTACCAAGTATATTCCTTACGTAGAAGCGCTATACGGTGAGTTGACGCAAGCTGTTCATACTTTTCCGTATCTTGCATCCAGGATGGAAACTTAAGATCGTCGTCTATACGGCCTATCTTTACCGCATGGTCATAGGTAGAAAATATCTTAGGTAGCATTGTCGAGTTAAAGCCGCGGCTAACCCACTCGTTGTAACAGGCAAGCGTGTATGCGACTAGAGCAGTTTCGTAACCGCGCCACATATTTGCCGCAGGGTGATTTGCCCAGCCTTTTGGGTCACGGTTGTTATTGTTAGGGTCAAGACGGCTAATGGTTAACAGTAGTTGCCATGCCTCAAGTACTTGCTTGTTTAGGCGCTTGTTATCGAGCTCGCGAGCAATGCGCTCAAACGAATCAGTATGAGGTAAGAATGTTTGCATGGTCGTCCTTTGTCATTAGGGGTTTATTATATCAGGAACCTTGGTCGTAGTCCTCCTGATTGCCTGGGTCCTCATATTCATCAATTTGGTCAATTGGGACATATATACCTACCACCGTTACACGTCCACAGGCGGTACACTCATTTACAGCGCCTGGAGATAGTTGAATTGGCACGTTTACACTTACCAGGCGCGTGATGATATTACCTCTTTCATCAACGCTGTCTGGCTCCCAAACTGAGTTTTCGTCAATCCAACAACGCTCACATATCGGAACGAGTTCCTCCTCGCCGCCGCGAATACTCATGTGTACATCTTCTTTGCAGCTTGACGTGAGAAGCCGCGATCTGTATCAACTAAAAATTCTCTATCACCAATTTTTTGTGCATCACCTTGTTGTGGATTTCCCTCTAGTGATTCCTTAAGTGCCTTTGCAATCCATGAGGCTGCTTGCACTGGAACTGCCTTTCCCCACGTTGCGGCGAGCGCAGAGTAATCCTTTGATCCTTCAATGTCCCAGTCATCAGGAAGTCCCTGCATGCGTGCGCACTCTCTATGAGTTATAAGTCTTGGTTGCGTTGGGTGAATAACATGCTCTAACGCAGAGCCAGTTAACACGTTACACCAGTGATCTTCCTTCCATCGATAAGGTTGACTAAAGCCTAACTTAAATTCTCTACGCTTAACACGTGGAGCCACGTCAATCCACGTTTGAGGAAACGTATTGTCGTTCATTTCCACTGCAAGCTTTATAGCCTTTCCAAGATCTCCGTTTCCTGGCCAGTTTTCGTTTCCTATTATGTCGAATACATCTTTTATTCTTTGAACATGTATGTTGTTTTTTCCAATGTGCCCATCTACCTTTTGACTTTTAGATCTAAGATGTTTAACATGCTTTGATGGCGCAGGCTCAGTGTAAGGTTGTTTATTCCAACTCTGTGGCATTTCTGCAAGATCGCCAATGATGTCCATAATTCTTGGAAGCTCTTTAGTCTTTGTCGTTGTAACGTCAAATTTAAGTCCTTTTCTTACCGCAACCCAAAAGTATCTTGGACGATAAGAAAATCCGCCAAGTTGTAGGTTATTGTGTTTAACGTGGTAAAGATCATACTTTTTACCAGAAACTTCCTCAACCAGGTCGCGGTATTTAAGCATTACATCTCTACCTTGAGTATAAGCTTGTTGAACACACTCAAAGACTATCGCTTGAGGTTTTACGCGTCCTGCGTATTTCATAAATGCCCGTGTGTGTTCGTGCGCCTTTGCATCAATTCCTCTATTACTTGGTCCTGACCACACCGACCATCCTGAGCATGGCGGACAACCAAGAACTATGTCTGTCTTCTTTGTTTCCCACTCGCTTGCATCATCTGAGAAGTTTGCTACCCAATTGTTTCCCATATGAGTTCTGTTGTTTTCAACTACCTGGTTTCCAAAGTTTAGCGTCCCTGTGCGATGAATCATTTCCATTCCATTTTGCACAAAACCAAGACTCATAAAGCCAGCAAGACCATTGCAGTCAACAAACGTCATTTGTGACATTTTTCCCTCTCGTAACTAAGTCCTACGGATGGACTGTATACTGAGAGGAAAGATGCGACCTGTCTAAATCACTTTATTTAGCTAGTTTTTTCCGCCTGGGTTCTTCCTACCTCATACCCACAACCAGCGTATCCTGCAATATCAATCCAGGTATCAGGTTGAAACCCAGACTTATTTGCATATCGCGCGATCTTTAACCCAATCATCAACATTCCCACGTCCTCCTGGCTAACATTTATCCCAAGAATTACTGACCATATTCTTGCGATGCGATCAAAGTTTTCCTCAGGACCTCCATATTGAATGTCGCGGTCACCTGCAATGATGCGTGCAGCTTCACGCAATGCCTCTACTCGATATAAAGATTTCTCATCACTCATATTATTCCTCTATCTTTGTCTTTACGATTACATATGCCATGTATCTTTTATCATTTTCTGTAGATGCAAGCATGCGCACCTCAGCGCCTAGCGGAAGTGTTGCGTCTTCATCTTCGTTTATTCTCTTCCACTCAGTTAGTACTTTTTCCTTTACCTGTGAAATGGTTTCACCAGACACATAAAATTCAATAGATGATCTCATTGAATTCGTTTCTGTAGTTGATAGGGAGCGTAGTGAGCGCCATCAAGAATTGGTTCCTTGTCATCAGTTGACTTAAACACAATATCTCCGTAGCGCACAGCGACAACGCGTCCTCTTCTTCCATTGTGAATCACTCCTGTATTACCGTCATAGGCATCAGCCTTTACGCGAACCTCATCACCTACGGTAATTGATCCTGGTTGAGCATCAATCCATTTTTCAGTTGGCGGCTCAGGAATAATCGAGTGCGTAAGCGCAAGTTGTGGAAACAACGCAATAACTTCCTTTACTTGTGGACCAGAAAGATCAAGCGTTTCCCACGTCTTTAGTAGCTTTAAGATGGCGTTTCCAACACCAACCTTTACACGTGCACCTTGCATTTGTTGGCGCACCCAGTCATAATTTACCTCAGGCATTTCCGTCTACCTCCTTTGGAAGACATTTTGCACACATATCTGGTGATGCGCCTCGACCAACGTCGTCAATTGCACGGGCGCAGAGCGCACATTTGACGCCAATCTCTTTAACCTTGTATCCATCTAACTGTCTTTGCTTGTTTCGTTCCATCTTTTCAATGTAAAACTTATCAAGCATTTCATCTGTCCCACCAGCTGCAACAATGATATTTGCAACAAAGTGTAAAACGTCAACCGCCTCCTTGACAATTTCCTCGCGATCTGCGTATGGCTTATCGTGTTGCCAAGGCTTCCATGATATTGCCTGGCGCATCTCTGCAAGTTCATCGTCAATGGCAAGCATGTTCCAGCGCATGTATTCGACAAGACGACGAATATTAGCGTCCTTGTCGCCTGACATATCCTCAAAGTTTATGTAATAAACGTTTGTTTGTAGATCCTTTGTGCGTTTAATCCAGTTGTTAAACAACATTCCCATGACTACTATTTTCCTCTCGTTGCGTATAGGTTTAATGCGTCAGATATGATCACCGCAGCGTCTCTACGAGACGGAATTGACTTAGCATATTCTTCTCTTTGTGCGCGAGCGACTTCCACGCGTTTGTCAATGGGAAGAGTTTCAATGTGAGATGCAAGATACGTCCATGAATCTCCAATGGCTTGACTCTCTCGCCAATCTGTGGCTACGGGAGTAGATGCATTAAGCGACTGTATTAGTCGATATGACCACCAAGTACCTCCTGTTTGATACGGACTAATTAAGGAGCCAATGCCAGAGCTTATTTGTGAGAATACCTGCTCGTCGTTCCAACCTTTATGCCACTTCATTGGAACTGACTGATAAGTAAGCATTCCAGTAACTTCCTTTATCCAACTCGTGTTGTAGTTTTCTACTACCCATTTATCGCGCTTTTCAACTTCAATTGAATCCTGCGTAGATAGTATGTATGAGTCCAGGTTTATTGCACACAAAGACTCAGCTGCACCTGCAGGTAATTGAGAAATTATCTTGCCTGTTCCAGACCAAGGAAGTGCTGGATACAAGGTAGTTGGCCACTCATCGTTAAGAAGTCGATTTACAACCGCAAGTAAGTTTGATGCCATACCTGGAACTGTTGCATACATAAAACCTTTACGGTAGGAATAAAAAGGCTTTGTTAAGTTATCTGGAGTTTTTACGATTGCACGTAAGCTTGCAGTGATGCGCGTTGGCTCTGGCGCGTCGATTAAAAAGCGTAGTTTAGACGACTCTTGTAAAAGATCTATTAAGTTAAGTGCACCGTACACACGATTTGCGCTTAAACTAGTTAATGGGCTAAGTCCAATAAGCACAAGATCGTATTGATCAAGGTCATTTATGTTCCATGAAATATCAGGATCATCTTGAACTACCTCGTGCCCAAGCTGAGAAAGAACATTACAAATAAGTCCAGCAAAAGACAGCGAGCGCTTATTAGCCTCGGCTGATGCGTGAGGCGCACTCATTCCTGTAATAAGTATCTTACTCATGCAAGTGTACCATCAGCATTTCTTTTTAGTCCTTTGTCCTCTTGTAGTGCGCGATTTATGATGCGACTGCAGTGTTCTACGAACGATGAGTATTGAGGAACAAACGGAGTAAACGCATCGCGTTGCGCCTGAGCTGCCTCAATAAGTTGAGCGTCACTCATCTTTTCAACATCTGCAATTTTAAGTTTATACGCGTCACCTAATGGATCACCTTCACCTTTGTCAGTTACAAGAATTGATCCTATGTGCGCGGTGTAAAGAAAGCGACTGCGCCACCAGCCAGATCCAGCGTGCGGATATGGTGGAGAAAGAATTCCCCAATGTTGATTGTAAAACTCCAACACGTCCTTCTCTGTATCAAATCTTTGTCCGCCAAGCTTACGTATTAACTTGCGACTGCCGACAATTTCAACTGGCCAAGTTAGATTTCTCTTTTCAAGCCAGGTATCATGCGGCATTAACGCACCTAAAACCCATGCGCGTTTCTTAAGTGACTGATTTAGCGGAACTACAGGACTCAGCGTTGGGACTATTGTTGATGTCGGGTCTAATGCCTCAATTGGACCAAGTTCCTTTGGCATACGCTTACGCACAATAGACCTATCGCCAAACGAGTACATAGGACAAACTGGAACCATACCAGCGGACCAACGCTCAATTAAAAGATCTTTGGCAGCTTGAACAAGTCTTTTCTCCCAGGGTTTAATTGTTTCATCGTTATCCATCATGTAATAGCGTTCAATGTAACACTTCTTTGCCGCGTCTGGACTTACTGCACGCACTCTTTCAAGTGCAGCCTCAATGTCTGCGCGACTAAAATACGTTGCGCCTTCGTCACCGCGATGTTCAGTTCCAACAAGCAGATGTTTGTACAACATCTCAGGTTTGCGAACTAACGCCTTTGCTCCGTTGAACACAGTATTAAACTGCCAATCATCAAAAAATCCAACACAAGGTAGTCCAGATGACAATGTGTAAAGTGCACCCATCGCACCTTGTCTGCCGTTAAGCGAGTTTAATGGTGCAAGATTAACCCAGGCAACATCATATGAAGACAGATCCTCGCCGGGAGTTACCTTACGCCAATCAACTTCATGACCTAACTCACGCAACGCCTGTGCAATAGACGCAGGCACGTCAATTTTTTGTATCGTTCTTTTTTCAGTGTTTATCTGCAGTGCAGTAAACCCTGTCATTAAGACAGATAACTTTTTCATAGTACTCCTCTCGTGCTAAGTGTGTTTAGCGCGTCACCTACGCATAATATACATAGGTGACGACTAAACGCACTTAGAACGGAGAGGCAGGTGCCGCCGCTACTGGTGCAGGTGCAGGTGCAGGTGCAGGTGCAGGTGCAGGTGCAGGTGCAGG